AGAAGAGAAGCAACGCGCCCTTCACGCAAAGAGCGCGGATATGATTACAGGTGGCAGCAGTTATCAAAGCTCGCTCGCAAACTGCAACCATTTTGTTTGCGGTGCCACTCACCTCACGACTTGACTGCGGATCATATAATTCCCTTGGCTAGTGGAGGATTGTCAGAGTTAAAAAATATCCAAGTGCTTTGTCGTTCTTGTAATTCACAAAAAGGAAAAACTACACAGAATTAAATTGACCCCCCGTGGCATCTATGGGTAGGGGTAAAAAGTGTGAGGAACAAGCGCATAAAGCACCCCGCGTATTCCGCTTCGCATCTGTTCGCAGTTTAGCACCCCACGGGGTTTTTGTTTTAGTTTGGGGAGAAATAAAAAAATGAGCCACGCAAAACCAACAGAACTCAAAAGAGCTTTGGGCAATCCAGGCAAGCGAAAACTACCTGACAAAAAGAATTTAATTATGCTCCCACAAATATCAGGCGAAGCGCCAACACATTTGAGCAAAGTCCAAAAGCATAAATGGTCAGAGATGCGCAGGCTCGCACCTTGGATTGCTGTGACCGATGAACACCTACTCACCTCCTTGGTTGAGAAAATGGCAAGGCAAAAAGAAATCGCCAAGCAACTAAAGAAAAGCCAATTTGTTCTTTATACCGACAAAGGCTATGCCTACGCCAACCCTTTGTTCGGAATGCTCTCAACAATTGAAACAGAAATTTTCAAACTGCTTTGCCAACTAGGACTCACTCCTGTTGACCGAAGCAAAATGGGGGTTGCGGAAGTGAAAGCTCGAACTAAACTTGAAGAGCTGATTTCGCAAAATCATAATGTCGCAAAGTAGTTGGCCACCGCGTTGGCTAACGCCAGTGCCACAGTCAGAACAAGACTTGGGCGATGGCGTTATCTACGCCAAATTCGCAGAGGCCGTCTGTCGAGTCACGAAAGATTCCGTTGCTTCTCCTGCCGGAAAACTTCTGCTCTTGAGAGATTGGCAAAAGGAACTTCTAAGTCATTCACTTGCCCGCCGAGAAGATGGGCGCTTCCGTCATAGGACAGCACTTGTTGGAATGGCTCGCAAGAATGGCAAGAGCGCACTTGCAGCTTCAATGGGTCTTGCAGGTCTGACTCTTGGTGGCAATGGCTCTGAGATTTATTCTTGCGCAGCAGATAGAGATCAAGCACGAATTGTCTTTGGAACTGCAAAGCGAATGATTGAACTTGATGAAGAACTTTCATCAATGTTCACTCTCTACCGCGATGCAATAGAGTTCAAAGAGAAGGCGAGTGTGTATCGTGTCCTCTCTGCCGAGGCTTACACAAAAGAAGGACTCAACCCTTCACCGCTTGTTATCTTTGACGAAGTTCACGCGCAACCATCGTGGGATTTATGGAACACGCTATCTCTTGCCGGTGGCGCTCGTGCGGATTCTTTACTCTTCGGGATTACAACTGCGGGCATCAAGAGTGACTCGCAAGGTCAAGACTCGCTCTGCTACTCGCTCTATCAATACGGGCAACAATTAGTTAAGGGCGAAAAGGTTGACCCATCATTCTTCTTTGCTTGGTGGGAGCCAGTCGCAGCCGATGCCGACCACAGAAAACCTGAAGTGTGGGCAGAGGCAAATCCTGGTCTTGGAGATATTGTTGACATTCAAGATTTTGAGTCGGCGGTATTGCGAACACCTGAAGCAGAGTTTCGCACCAAAAGATGCAACACATTTGTAAGCACCACAACCGCTTGGCTTCCGCAAGGATCGTGGGAAGCTCTTATCTATGAAGGCAGACCACATATTCCTGGCGAAGATGTAGTCCTTGCCTTTGATGGTTCTTTCTCAAATGACTCAACTGCTTTAATCGCTTGGTATCTTGGTGGAGAGCGACCACATTGTTCGGTCATTGGATTATGGGAGAAGCCTGATAATGCAGAACAAGGTTGGTTCGTTCCTGTCGCAGAAGTCGAACAAGCCATTATCTCTACTGCACGAAATAACAGAATCAGTGTGCGAGAAATTGTTTTCGACCCCGCAAGATGGAACAGAACATTTATGGTTCTTGATGAAGAGGGATTGCCTGTTTTGGCTTACCCCAACTCAGCAGAGCGAATGGTTCCTGCCACAGCTAAATTTTACGAAGGTGTCATCAACCAATCATTCACTCACGATGGCAATGAGGGTCTTGCAAGACACATCGCAAACTGTGTCACCAAGCAATCAAGCCGAGGTGTGATGGTGGCCAAGGCATCTGCAAGGCGCAAGGTCGATGCCGCAGTTGCAGCAATCTTTGGCTATGACCGCGCAACGCAACCGCCACCGCCGAAGCCACCTGTGGCTCAATTCTTTTCGATACAAGTCTGAGAGGCAATATGAAGAAACTTGATTTGTCAATGCTTGTTGGTGTCGGTGGGTTAGCTATTGCCACGACAGGTCTTGCAATGTTCTCAGTTCCTCTCGCTCTTGTCTGCTTGGGGTCATTTCTAGTTTGGATAACGGAGAAGGCTAACTGATGGGAATATCAAAGCGCATTCGCGTTCAAGGCGAGAAGCGACAGAATCAAAATTCGCAATATGTAGAACCAATCATTCCTGGTCGCCCTGCTTTTATGGCTCCATCAGGAGTCGATGTCACACCTGATTCTGCAATCAGAATGTCAGCCGTTTATGCTTGTGTTCGTTTGCTTGGCGACACAATCTCATCACTGCCTCTTGGCGCTTATGTGCGCAGAGGTCGCAACCGCATTTCTTACGCAGCCGTTTATGGCGAAACTCCTGTTTGGGTTAATAGACCAAATCCTGAAGCCTCACGCATTGAGTTCTTTGAGCAGGTCTTGGCCTCACTCAATCTCCACGGCAACGCATACATCCTGACAGTGCGCGATGAGAACGATGAAGTCTTTGAACTTTATTGCTTGAACCCAAATGAGGTTCGCATTCGCAGACTAGGGCCGAATGAGCCTTTGGTCTATGAGATAACAGTTCGTGAAGAAGGCGAAGTCAGAACTGAGATTCTTACAGGCAGAGAAATTCTGCATATCCCAATGTTTAGACTTCCAGGATCGTATTATGGTCTAGGCCCTGTCGCAGCTTGTCGCCTTGCAATAGGTGGCGCAATGGCAGCAGAAACTTATGCTGCTGCTTACTTTGGCAACGCTGCCAACCCTGGCGGTGTCATTGAAGTTGCTGGCGAACTTACGCAAGAGCAAGCACAAGACATCAGCCGTGATTGGAACATAACTCACACAGGCCCTTATCGCGCAGGCAAGATTGGCATTCTTTCAGGCGGAGCAATTTTCAAACCTTTGACATTAAACGCCCAAGATGCACAGCTCCTAGACTCGCGCAGATTCGGGGTCGAGGAAATCGCAAGATTATTCCGTTGCCCTATCTCACTTCTTGGTCATCCTGTTGCTGGCGCAATGTCGTTTGCATCTGTTGAAGCGCAGAATCTTTCATTTGTTCAACACAGTTTGCGCCCTTTACTTGAGCGCCTAGAACAGAGCTTCTCTAATTTGTTGCCTGAGCCTGATGGATTTATCAAGTTCAACCTTGATGCTCTGCTTCGTGGCACAACAATCGAGCGTTATGATGCTTATACAAAAGGTCTTCGTGAAGGTTTCTTATCTTTGAACGATGTTCGCTCTGTCGAAGACCTTGCACCAATAGGCGAGGCAGGCGATCAGTTCCGTGTTCCATTGCAGAACATTGATGCCTCTGATGCTAAGGATGTCGGCCTAAATCTACGCGCCGACATTGTGAGCAAGTTGGTTCAGGTTGGCTTTGACCCTGAAGAAGTCTTGAAGGCGGTTGAGATGGTTCCTATCGCACACACAGGCGTTCCAAGTTCTCAGCTCCAACCTATCTCTCAAATTGACCCGAATGACCCTGCTGCTGCATACGATGTCAGAGATGCTCGCAACCAAGGAACAACAATCAATGTTCCTGAACCTGTCGTCAATGTTGCTGCTCCAAATGTCAACATTGAGCCTGCAATGGTGATGCTTGAGTCACCTGAGATTCGCGTTGAATCGCCAACTGTCAATGTTGCCTCGCCAACAGTTGAGGTCACAAATCAAATTGATAGGCGCAAGGTTAGAAAGAAAGTCATCCGCGATGGCGAAGGCAGAATCTCAGAAGTTATTGAAGAGTTTATTGAGGGGGATGAATAATGGCGACAGGTCTTAGTTCTTATCTAGCAAACAAATTCCTTGATGCCGTGGCAAATGCCACCTCCTACTCAGCAGCCAATGTCTATGTCAAACTCCACACAGGCGAGCCAGGAGCGAATGGAACTGCCAATGCTGCAACTGAAACAACTCGCAAAGAAGCAACTTTCTCATCTGCCTCAGCAGGTGCAATTGCATCTGATGCCGACATCACTTGGACAAACATTGCGGGTTCTCAAGATGCTACCAATTTTTCTGCTTGGGATAATCTTACTGCTGGCAATTTCTTATTTAGTGGCACTATCACTGGCAATGCTTATGTTGCAGGTGATACTTACACTATTCCAAGCGGTTCTCTAACTGCCTCGCTGACTTTGGCTTCCTAGTATGGCAGCTCAATTTCTTCTCGATGAGGGTGTCTTAGACACAGACTTACTTGGCCCAATCATCATTGTTTCGGCAAGTGCCGACCTTGGTGGAATCTCATCAAGTGGAAGTTCATTAGTAACGCATCTCGTTACTATGGGCGCAGAGCTTGGTGGCTTATCAGCAAATGCAAACACCAATCCTGAAACGCCAAGCGGAGCGCAGGTTGAGTCAGGTCACGGATTTATCCAACCTTATTTCCCACCTGTTATCCCGCCTCAAGAAATTAAAATTGCAACAGTTTATGCAGGCGCAGTCGCGGGCTTAGGCGCAGTCAGTGCAAGTGCAATGTCTGAGATTTCCTTCTCGATAATGGAAGATGATGCAGAAGTTCTGCTTCTGATTTAGGAATCCAATGCCATATCTAATTTCTGACAAGCAAAGTGATTGCCAAGGTTGGGCAACTGTCAAAGAAGAATCAGATGGTTCTTACACGACTATCGGTTGCCACGACAACAAGCAAGATGCCATCGACCAAATGGTTGCAGTAAGCATCGCAGAAGATATTGAGCCAGGTGGAGAAGTTAGCAAACGCGCTCTTCCTGATAATTACAGACCAGCACTCTCAGAAGATGTGCCAGAAGGTAGAGCCTGTGGCAACTGCTACTTCTACAACGAAGCCAAGCAGAATGATGCAGGCAATAAGGCTTGGTGCGAACTTTGGGAAGATTTTGTTGATGGCGCTTACTACTGCAACAAATGGAAAGCAGATTCAGAAAATCGTCAAGTAGATTTAACAGTTCCCGCATTCATTCGCGCAAACGCAGAGCGCGGTTTGAAGTTAGTTCGAGAAGGTTTTGGGGGAGATGGTCTGACCGACACTGCAAAGCGCGAAGCGCGAGAAATGGCAGCAGGTCGAATAACAGAAAATAAAGTTCGCAAGATGGCACCTTGGTTTGCTCGTCATAAAGTTGACGGCCAAGCGCCAAAGAACAAAGACTCATCCGATCCTCAATATCCAGGCGCAGGTCTAGTGGCTTGGTTGATTTGGGGCGGAGATTCCAACTTCAGTGATAGAGCGCAAAATTGGGCGCAACGCAAGATTGATGCCCTCAATGCAGAAGCCGATTCAAGGAGCAAAATGGCAAAGAAAATTGAACGCCGCACTTATAGTGTGAGAGATGTAGAAGCGCGAGCAGATGATTCAGGGATGCGCCTCGCAGGATATGCAGCAGTCTTTGGTGACTCAAGCGTTCCTCTTCCCTTCAAGGAAAGCATTGCTGCGGGCGCTTTTAGAAAGACCTTGAGCGAAACTCCTGATGTGAGAATGTTAATCAATCACGAAGGTTTGCCAGTAGCTCGCACAAAGAACGACACCCTAAAACTCTATGAAGATGACCGAGGATTGCGCTTTGAAGCAGACCTTGCCGACACTCAAGAAGGGCGCGACATCTACGAACTCGTCAAGCGCGGAGATGTTGACCAAATGTCTTTCGCCTTCCGTGTTATCCGTCAAAGATGGAATGATGACCGAAGCCGCAGAGTCTTGACCGAGGTTTCTTTGGCAGATGGCGACATCTCTGTCGTGACTTATCCTGCCTATCCAACAACGACAGTTGAGGCTCGTGACCACATTAGGCAAGCAATGAAGGCACTCAAAGAAGGCCGCGACATTGACGAAGCAACGATGTCAGTCTTGCAATCAATCTTCAATGATATGAGCGAGGGTCACGAATACATTATGAAGGCTCTTGGAGTTTTTGACACCTTAATGAATGACCGCCAATATGGTGAGGATTATGAAATGGATGAAGACGAAGATGACAAGATGCGGGCGGTTGATGTTGTCGGAGATTTTGTCGAATGGGATTCATCGGGTGGAACTGCTCGCGGAAGAATTGTGCGCGTAGCAAGAGAAGGCAGCATCAATGTTCCTAATTCAGATTTTACAATCACCGCAGAAGAAGGCGATCCTGCGGTCTTAATCCGTCTATATCGTGAGCTTCGTGATGGCTATGTTGCAACTGACACTCTTGTTGGTCACAAGGCATCAGAACTTCGCGCCATTGACCCACTACCTGAACCAAGTGAAGAAGCAGGTCGCAAGATTTCTTTGCGCCTAGCTCAAGCAATAATCAATTCAACAAAATAAGTTTCTGCTCAACAGAGCAGATTGAAGTCGGAGCCAACCTCGCACCCCGTTAAGCGCCGCGAGCATCTTGGCCACCACCTCGAAAACCTAATCATAAGGAGCAAAACTCGATGTCATATTTTGACAAAGTAGTCGAGCGCCGTGATGCAGTCAAGGCAGAGATGGATGCAGTTCTTGAGGCAGTTGCCACAGAGAACCGCACCGATCTGACCACAGAGGAAACCGCTAAGGTTGATGCTCTAGTTGCTGAATCCCGCACACTCGATGAGAAAATTGAAAAACTGACTGCACAAGCAACAGCCGATGCAAAGGCCGCAGAAGCTCGTTCCGCAGTAGCAGAAATCGCAACCCCAAAGGTCGGCGGTTTCAAAGTCACAAAAGAATCACGCACTTATTCACCTGAGTCTGATTCATCCTTCTTCAAGGATGCTTACAACGCTCAGTTCAAGTCTGACTATTCAGCTCAGGAAAGACTTGCTCGCCATCAGCGCGAAGAGGAAATCGAGCGCCGCGATGTCGGAACTGCGCAGTTTGAGGGTCTAGTAATTCCTCAATACCTCACAGAGTTTGCAGCGCCACTTGCTCGCGCAGGTCGCCCGTTCGCAGACTTCTCCACATTCAAGCACAACTTACCCCCTGCCGGAATGACGCTGAA